GTCTAACCAGGTCTTCCTCAAATCTCAGCAGGATTGGATCAACGACAAGTCTCCTCTCAAAATCTGGAAAAAGGGGCGGCAGATCGGCTTCAGCTTCTGCGCCACCTTCCGGGCCGTTGCCGATATGGTGCGGCGTAAAACTCTCTGGATCGCACTCTCGGCCGGACAGCGCCAATCGAACGAGCTGGCGCACAAGGCCAGGGAGCATGTGGAAGCGATCGCGCAGATCGAGCAGGCGGCGCGCGGCTTTGAGTTTGTCGAAAGGGAAGGAACCGGGGTTTTCGAGAAGGAAGGCACGGGCGAATTTGTCCAGGCCGTGGAGCTGACCCAGTCGGTGATCCATTTCCCTTCAAACAAATCCAGAATGATCTTTCTGCCGGCGAACCCCGACACGGCCCGCGGTTACACGGGAAACGTCCTGGCCGACGAGTTCGCCTTCCACAAAGATGCAAAACGCATCTATGCGGCTATCTATCCTTCCGTGACTCGCGGCTACTCGATTGAGATCGGCTCGACTTGCTTTGGCGAGTCGGGCATGTTCTACGAACTGTGCGAGAAGGAAAACGGCTACTCGAAGCACTGCACGACGATCTACGACGCCGTCGCCCAGGGCTTGAATGCCGACCCGGTGAAGCTGCGCGAGGGCTGCCCGGATGACGACATATGGGATCAGGAGTACTGCTGCAAGTTCATCAGCGATGCTTCGAGCTGGATCACCTGGGCGCAGATTAGGGCTGCGGAGTCTTCGTACGCTACTACAGATCTCCCGGAGTATTACATTCCCACGGGCGAACTATTCCTGGGCGTGGACGTTGGCCGCAAGAAGGATCTCACGGTCATCTATCTCCTCGAAAAGGTGCTTGGAGTCTATTGGACTCGCGCAATTGTGCGCATGCGCGCGACTCCGTTCCGGATTCAACGAACCAAGATCGAGTGGTTTATGGAGAATCTGCCGATCAAGCGGCTCTGCCAGGACTGCACGGGAATCGGCATGCAAATGGCTGAAGAGTTAGTGACGAAGTATGGGACCTATCGCGTTGAGCCTGTCACTTTCACCGCGGCTTCTAAAGAAGACCTGGCGGTGAGGGCAAAGCGAAATTACGAGGATGGGACGATTCGCAATCCGGACGATACCAACCTTCGTGGGGCAATTCACGCGATCCGAAAGATCCCGACAGCAGCCAACAACTTCCGATTTGATGCCGATCGCACTGAGGCCGGCCATGCGGATGAATTTTGGGCTCAAGCGCTGGGGCTTCTGGCCGGAGATAACGGCGCTGTATGCACCCTGGGCATGACCTCAAGCCCAATTCCTAGCAGCTTTTCCCAGTCTGGAGGCTATCTCTGATGGCAGACGAACAGATTCCGCCGATGCCGCCTGCGGGCGAGATCGTTGGCGAACAGAAACTTTATCTCACGCAAATCTCGCTCTACCAGAACGCGCTGGCCTTTGGTGGCCAGCGCAGTCCCTCCACGATCTGGGGCTCGATGGTGCGCAACGAGGCGATGTCCATCCTCTACTACCGCGAGCTCGAGGACAAAGACGAGGACGTCGGCAACGCCATGGACACGCTGAAGCTGAACGTGCTTGAGCGCGATCGCAGTGTGCGACCGGCAGACGACTCGGGTAAAGCGCAGGACGTGGCAGCATTCGTCCAGGCGCAGCTCGATGGGCTGCCCAACTTCCATGGAACACTGGATTGCATGCTGGACGCACCAGGCTATGGATTCAGCGTCCAGGAGATGATCTTCGATGCCAGCATGGGCCAGGCCGCGCTCACTGAGATCAACGATTGCCCTCAGGAGTTGTTTCTCTTCGGCAACCGATTCCAGCCACAGATCGGCCAGCTCCAGCTGCTCGACTCGCCCTTCATGATGGAGGGCACGCCGATGCCGGAGCAGAAGTTCCTGATCTCTACCTACCGCGGCCGCTCGCGCAACCGAATGGGTCGTCCACTGCTCAAGAGTGTCTTCTGGCCGAGCTGGTTCAAACGGAACACTCTGCGCCTCTGGCTGCAGTACGGCGAGAAGGGACCTGGCACGGCCGTGGTGCGTTACGCGGATGGCGCCGACGTGTCTGCACGGCAGCAAGCTGCAGCCATTGCCCAGGCCATCATCAGCGAAGCCGCGCTGGCCATGCCGGAGAACATGCAATACGACCAGGAGCTGCTCAAGATCGCCCGCGCCCTGGACCCCGCCGTCTACAAGGAACTATTCCTGCTTATGCAGTACGCGATCGCGCGCAGGATTCTGGGCGAGACGCTGACCACATTTGGCAATGAAGGCGGCGGCGGCTCAAAGGCCCAGGGCGACACCCACGCCGATACTTTGGAGAAGAAGACGGTCGAGCTTTGCCGCGGCCTGATGTCGGTTGTCAATCGCCAGCTGGTCCGCCCGCTGGTGCTATGGAACTTCGGTCCGGATGCGCCGATGCCCACTTGGTCGTTTGACCTGGAAGAGGATGAAGACCTGGCTGCGCGTATCGGCATCGACTCCGCTCTGCAGGGAATGGGCGTTCCCATGCCGCTCAGTTACCTCACCGACCGTTACGACGTGCCGCAGGCGTCAATCAACGATCAGATCGCAACGCCCGGTGCAAATGCCCCAGCCGTCACAGTGCGCGACACGTCAGCAGCATCATTCAGCGAGCCGGAGGATGCGATTCGCGAGGACCTGGACGAGTACGACCGGATATTCCTTGGGCTCCAGAAAGGCGCAACCAAGCTCTACAAGGAGCGCATTGAAGAAATCGCGGAAGCCGTGAAGCCTGCGGTGGTGAAGTAATTGGCTCTTCACTTACACCACGGGATCATGCGCGACGCCGCGGTGCAGCACCGCATGGGCGATCTGTTGGCGCGTCACCTGGCCGCCAGCAATATACTGGGACGCGCGCAGATCCTGAAGCATGTTCACAAGAAGACCGGGAACCTGCTGCAGATGGTGAGCAGCTCGCGGTTGAGCGTCAATTTTGACGACGACCCTATCGATCTTTCCGCGGGCTTCTCGACCGATCTTCCCTCGGATGACATCTCCGATTACATCGGCAGCCTGGTCCCGGTAAACAAAGACGTCTTCGACGGGCTCACGGCGCAATACCGCAAGGATGCATTCACCCTGGCCGGCGCTGCCGATGTGCGGCTGATTGCCAAGATCCGCGACGAGTTGGCCGGCGTGGCGAAAGAGGGCGGCACAGCAGCTGACTTTGAAGCGGCGGTGAACAAACTCACCGACGACGCGGGAATCGCACGGCTGAATGCCTTTACGCTCGACACCGCCTTCCAGACGGCCATGCAGAAGGCTTTCAGCCTGGGCCGCTATGAACAAATGAAGGACCCGGCCGTGACAGAAGTACTGCCCTTCTGGCAGTACTGGACGGTTGGCGACGATTGTGTGCGTCCCGAACACGCGGTGATTGATCAATTCACAGCCAGGGCCGAGGATCCAGTGTGGATGAAGATCTATCCGCCGAATGGATTTAATTGCCGCTGCTCGGTGGCGCCCATCCTTGAGAGCGAAGCGCTGAAGGCAGACAAGAATGCGAATGAGCCAGGCCTGTTGCGGCTTCCGCTGCTCGCGCAATTGAAAGTTCCTCAGCCTGGATTCGGGAAAATCTTCCGCATCGCCGCATAGCTTCTCGCCATGGAGCGCGAGTTTGCCATCTACCGCAATGGCTAAAGCTACCTGAGCTGAAGATAGCTCAAGTGGCAACCACACCCATTCCGGCAGCTAGCACCACAGGGTCCTCTCCTTGGATCGAGATCTTCCGCGCTGGCGACTACCGCAGCAAAGGAAAAGGCCTCGTGACGCGGGAAGATCTCAGCCGCGTGGCCGCGAGCTACGATTCATCCTTCCATGAAGCTCCCGTGACAGTGGGGCACCCAAAAGACAATCTTCCCGCATTTGGCTGGATCGATCAGCTGATGGTGCGTGGTGATCTGCTGATGGCGCAGGAAAAGCAGGTCGATCCGCAGTTCAACGAACTGCGGCAGGCTGGGCGATTCAAGAAGCGCTCTGCTTCGTTTTACACCGACGCCGACGGTAAGATCGCCGGCCTCCGGCATGTGGGATGGCTCGGCGCAATGCCGCCCGAGGTCAAAGGTTTGCAGGACGTGCAGTTCGACGACAACGGCCGCAAGTTCATTGAGGTGGACTTCGGCGAGGAAGAGGAGCAGATGGAAAAGACAATTGCCGAACAGGTCAAGGAATATCTTGCCGGACTACTTGGCGTCGGAACCCCAAAGAACTTCAGCGAGGCTGACGTCACAGCCCTCGTAACCTCGGCTGTGAATACGGCCGTCACCGCGGCTGTGGATCCGCTCAAGGCTCAGATTGCCAAGCAGGCCACGGACTTTGCCGAGCGTGAAGGCAAACTGACCGGCGCGGAGCTGCAGTCGAAGGCTCAGCAGGCCGTTACCCGGCTCAAGAGCAAGGGGAAATGGATTCCCGCTTTCGAAAAGATGGGCGGCGAACTGCTGTTCGCGGAGCTGGCCGGCCTGAGCAACACCGTCGAGTTTGGCGAGGGGGATGCGAAGAAGACGCTGAGCCCGCTTGAGATGTTCGAGAACTTCATGGAGGGCTTGCCCGCGGTGGTTCCTGCCGGCACAAAGTTCACGCCCCAGGCCGCCGCTCAAGCCACCACGGTGGATTACGGCGAGAAGGCCGACCAGAACTCTGTGCAGCTGCACACACTGGCTTCCAAGCGTGCCAGCGAAAAGAGCATCAGCTACGGCGAGGCCTTGACTCAGGTGGCGCAGGAGAATCCCGCGCTGACCAAGCCGGGCAACGCAAGCGCCGGCGCTGTCTAGAATTCCAACGCTAGCCGCGGCGACGCGGCGAGGCGGCGACGGTATGGCGTCGTGGAAAATGCTGGGCTGCCATGCTCGCCCAGCGCTTTTTGAGCAATGGCCCTGAGGAGGGGTGAGTCAATGAATGTTGAAACTACTGGCGTAACCGGCAATCCGCAACGCCGGAGCTACGTTGCCGCAGCCGCAGGCATGACCCGAGGCTTTGCGCTTGTACAGGGAGCGAACGATGCCACCCTGGCCGTCGCCAGCGCAGCTAATGCGCCGGCTTTCGCGATTCTCGAAGAGTCCACCGTTTACGCTGGCGATGCGATCTCAGCTATCTATGAGGGTGAGGCAGTCGCGATCATCGGCGCGGCAGTCCAGGCTGGACAGAATCTGATCACCAACGCCGCCGGGCAGCTCATTCCCGCAACTGGCGCCACCAACCAGAACATCGTGGCGCGCGCCGTCTCTAGTGGCAGCAACGCAGGCGACTATATCGTTGTGTTCGTCTCCCCCGACAACGGCCCCACCCAGGACGCGGTCACGCACTACATCGTCGCGGGAGCAATTCCGGTGGCTCCCGGTACGGCCGGCATCGGCTCCGCTGCAGCCTTGGCGATGACTCTGGCACAACCCACGGCCGCCCAGGATGGGATGCAGATCTTCATCACGGCTGAGACGGCGCATGCGCACACCACCACCTTCGCAGCCAACGGGATCAACGGCACGAAGCATGTGATCACGTTTGCCGCCCAAGGCGATGGCGCAGTGGTTGAGGCTATGGCCACCGTGTGGAACGTGCGGTCGCTGGTCGGAACGGCCGTCCTCAGCTAAACAGATTGAAGTTCGGGCCGCGTACGCCTTCAAGGACGCGGCCCGGTTGGATACTCCCTCCGCGAGTGCGGAAGAAAGCGAGTCAAAACAATGGGCAGTTTCGCACCAAGTCTTCCGGCGGGAACTCTGAACGTAGCTCTTTCCAACTACGCCAAGAGCTTTCGCAACAATGCGTTCGTGGGGGACCTGATCGCTCCGCGCGTGCCTGTCGGCCGCCAGAGCTTCCAGTACACCGTCTTCGATCGCTCGAATCAGCGCCTCGATCGCCAGACCCTCCGCGCTCCCGGTACCACGCCGCAGACCGACCGGATGAACTATTCCGAGTATCCGTACTTCTGCAAGAGCCGCGCTTTGCGCGCTATCGTGCCCTACGAACAGGAGCAGTACGCCCTGGGCCTGGGCTTCAGCGAGAAGCAGGCGGCCACCCGCCGGTTGATCGACAAGATCTCGCTCGATCGCGAGAACTACATCGCACAGCTCGTTACCACCCTGGCCAACGTCACCAACAACCAGTCCATCTCGGGCACGTCGATGTGGGACAACTACACCGGCGTCTCGCATCCGATTCCTGTGGTCGAGGCCGCCAAGGCCCTGGTCCGGCAATCTGGTGTCGAAGCGACGCACTTGATTCTCAGCGATCCCGTGGTGACCGCACTCTGCAACCACCCGGACATCATCGATCGCTTCAAGTACACCGCGGGGGGCGCCATCACCATTGATCAGCTCACCCAGGTCTTCGGCGTACAGTGCGTGCGCGCGGCGGCCGTCTCCCTCGACAAGGCGAACAACGCCTCGTATGTCTGGGGTACAAGTGCGGTGTTGGTATCGGTACAGCCGGCGTCGAGCATGGACGACCTGAGCGCCCTTAAGACGTTCTCCTGGTCCGCAGCTCCAATGACGGTGGACGGCTACGGGGTGCTGGAATTCCCGCTTCCCGACCTGGACGCCAAGGGCGATGTGGTCTCGGTGGACTGGTACTGGGACACGCGCATCACCGCCCAGGAAACCATCTACCTCTTCTCCGGCTGCGTTGCCGCTCCCGTCATGGGCGCCGTCGGCGCTCCGGTCGCCGGCTAACCAGCCGCAATCGGTAACCGTTAATTGAGCCGAGCGCGGATCTGAATGGTCCGCGCTCGTTTTCCAAAGAAAGGCAAGCTCCGATGGCCCGAACCAAGAACGAACCTGAAGCCGCCGAGGTCGAGATCCCCAAGGGGAAGCAGACCCACGTCGTCATCCACCCGATCCGCCACGATGGCAAGTACTACCCGCGCAACTCCCTGATCACACTGGCCGGCAAAGACGCCACCAGGCTGGAAGAGCTTGGCGCGGCCAAGCCGATCGCCACTCCCACCGCCCAACCCACCGAAGTCGAACCTGCTGTCGAAGGGTAACCGTTGGCCTACGCTGTCCAATCCGACCTTGTGCCGCTCCGCCTGACCCAGGCGGAGCTGGTGCAGCTCACCTGCGACGACGCGACCGCGACGGTCAACGTCGCCACCGTGTCCGCCGCGCTTGAAGAGGCGTCGGGCATTGTGGATAGCTATTGCCGTCAGCGCTACCAGACACCGCTCCAGGCCGGCGACGACGTAAAAGGCAAGACACTGGACATCGCCGTCTGGCTGCTCTTCCGCCGCCGCCGCAATGCGAAGAATGGCGAAATCATCCGTCAAGGATATGAGGATGCGATCGCATTTCTTGGCCAGGTCTCCACAGGAAAAGCCACGCTCGATCAGCCCGTGGGCAGCACTCCGCAGACGGCCGACTCCAGCGTGCAAAAGAGCACCAAGCCGCTGATCTTCGATGAGTGCCAGCTCAAGGGGTTCGTTTAATGTCCGCCGTCGTCGTCAAATCCGATGCGTCCAACGTGACGGTCTCCTTGCGCCAGTTTTCGCTTTCGCTGGGTGCGAAGGAGCAGCTGCTGCGCATCATCGGGCTCGGCCAGCTCAAGAGCGTGCGGCAGACCTTCCGGGATTCCGGATCTCCGGCCGGCTCCTGGGCACCGCTCAGTCCCGTGTCTTTGAGGTGGCGGAAGTACTCCGCCGGTCACAAACTGATGATCAACAAAGGACTGCTCTTGAACTCTGTCACGTTCGCGGTTCAAGGCAACTCCGTAGTGATTGGCACCGCGCTGCGCTACGCAGAGCCTTTGTTCAACGGGTTCGATGGAACTCAGTCGGTGAGGCCTTACAGCTATACGCGCCGGCAGCGTAGCCGTGATCGGTTTGAAAAGCAGCAAATCACCAACAAGCTTGGGCGTCATCAAACGGTCACCCGGAAAGCCGCGAGCGGTGTCGCGACGGTCAATGTGCGCGGCTTCTCTCGCCATATCCACATCCCCGCCAGAAATCCTCTCGTCTTCCGTCCGGAAGATCCCGCGCGGATCCAGGAAGAGGTTGAAATCTACGTGGCCAAGGCCGCCAAGGCCTCTGGACTGGGGGTTAAGTAGTGCCAGCCTCGATGGTATTGCCGGGCGATGCGGAGCAGGCGTTGCTGGCCGCGCTCACCGCTGGACTGACAGGCATCAATGTCGGCGCGATCGGTGAAAGCGACATTAACGACAACGACGAGCTTGTACTCCAGATGCCCTGTGCAAGGCAGCGCTACGCCAGCACTGAATACAGAAATCAGGGTGACAATCAATGGCTCACCTACGACGTGAGCCACATCTTCGAGATCTGGTGTGCGGCTGAGAACTTGACCAGCAAGGAAGCCCAGCGCACGGCCACGCTGGCCGTCGTTGCCCTGGTACTCCCACTGGTGGCCGGTGCGCGCTTGACTCTGCCGGATGGGTCGGTCACGGAGCCAGTGGCTCTCAAGGGCATCGGCAAGCTGCCTGACGATATTGTGGGGCAAATCTACATCTGCACCGTCGAGGTCTGCGCAATCGCCCAGTTCCCCGGCACGCTGGCGGCCGGCACACCGACGCCAGGAAATGAGGACAACTGATGAGCAATGCACGCCCCGATTTCATCACGATCCAGCTCAGTGAAGCTGGCCGGCGCATGGCAGGCGAAGCGGGAACGGTCGGCTGGGCCAACGGCCGCCGGCACTTCCACTTTGTGGCTGGCGAAACGCAGGAAGTGGAACGCAGCTTTGAGTGGAACCATCTGCTCCGCCACGAGCAGTTCGAAGGTGAAGCGATTCTCGAAGAAGTCCCTGAAGATGTTGAGGCCACGGCCAACGCTGTGAGCGAAGATGAACAGCCGCGCGGCGGATCGCGCAAACGCGGCGTGAAGGATGGTGAGTGATGGCTGGACCGTACAATTTTGAATCCCAGAAGATCACAGCACGGAATCTGGTGCTGAGCCCCAACAAGCAGCTCGCCTACGGCACGCCGATCGCCACGGCCTCCATGACCAGGCGCCAGAAGTTCGACGGCTCCGCAGTGGCCGAACTGAAGCAGACCAGGTACAGCGACAAGGCAATGGCCGGCAAAGGCACCGAGTTTGCGACGCAGGGCCAGCTCACTGGTTGGGATTCCTCCTTCAGCGTGAAGGCCGATGCCGACGACTGGCTGGCAGGCTTGCTGCTTGCGCTCGCGCTGGGCAAGGACGTCATTACCGGCGCTGGCCCCTACGTGCACACCCTGAGCTTCGACGAAACCACAACCCAGGCCCCGGCCGCCAGTATTTATCTGCAGGACACGAACGATGTGTGCTGGACGCTGATCGACATGGGCATCAGCGACGTGACGATCACCATTCCGGCGCGTGGACCGATCACCATTGAGGCGAGTTTCATCGGCACTGGGCACTGGCAGGACGGCGTTATCGCCTCGCTGCCGGCATTGCCCGCATCTCTTGCTTACCTGCTCGGTTCAGACGTCATCATGTCGATCGGCGCGCACGGCGCAACGGTTTCGAAGGTGGGCCGCCACATGTCGACCACCATCAAGATCTCGACGGGTGTGACCAATCACACGGCGCCCGGCCTGGGACTCTTCGGCGCTTTTCCGCGTACCGGCCTCCGTAAGGTGAGCTTCCAGAGCACCATCGCGGCCACCAGCGCGGACGACGTGCGCGTGATCTTCAACACCAACGTGTTGCAGGAAGTGAACTGGACCGGCACCAGCGGCACATCGATTCTGAATCTTGACATTCCCTACTGCAACCTGAAGACGACCAAATTGGGCGCCAGCGGCAATATGACGGTGTGGCAGATCGAGGGTGACGAGACCACCATCTACAACCAGGGCGGCAGCGGCGTGCTGACCGCAGCAGTCACCAACAGCCAGGCCACTGCCTATCTGATCGGCGCCTGAAGAGCTTTCTCCACCGGAGCGCTGTTAGAGCGAGAGCGCTCCGGGCTTTTTCCATCGGGCAATACCGGCTGCTTCCTACGGCGGCCGTTTCGAGGCAACGCATGGCTACGCGGGCCTCGTGCAGGACAGGGTCCTCCACCCTGGGAACATCACAAAATCCCAAACACAAAGGAAGGACCCCTATGTCCACGACAGACTTTATCGATCTCGCGCAACCTCGGATCATCGTGATCCGGCAGGGCGCGAGAACCTACAGCTTCACAGTGAAGCCCATCACCGAGGCGCGGTGGTTCAAGTATTTCGACGGCATCGTCTCGACGGCCGAGCGCGACGGAAAACAGGTGATCCAGCATACCGATGCCGCATCCGCCGGCTTGGAACTGGCCGACGCTGTCATTACCGAGGGCACAAGCGGGGCTCTGGCTCATCGCCTGGCCGTTGCCAATGTGCTCACTTCCGCTTATGCGGTCACAGAAGACATTCCCGAAGCGTACGACGCTGGCCGCGAGGTTGTGCGACTGAATGCTGTGTGGAGCGCCGGGGATGGCAACGCGATGCGCCGCTATAAGAACCTGGTGCACTGGTTCGATTCGCCCACGGCCGAGCAGTTCCGGCGCTACAGGCGCGACGACACTCGCGCACAGATCGTGACCGGATCGCGCAAGGGAACCACTGTCTACCGCGGCGCACAGCGCACCCTGGCCGCACTCTATGACGAGTTGATTGTGAGCGTCGCTGGGTATGCGGAAAACGGCGTGGCCCTGGAAGGCCGCGACACGATCGCGCGAACCATGGACACCTACCACAAGGTGGCTGCGGCTATGCAATTGTTCGCTCCGGCTGCGGTCGAAATCGAGGACGAAATCGACGAGGACGACAAGTAGATGTCGATCGATGTGACACGCGATGCGGAAGGGCTGCGGCAGGCTATCAACGAGATGCTGGAGCAGGGCTTTGCCCAGGGCCGCGTCGCGCGGTCGCTCGATGACAGCGACGACAGTGGCCGCGAGCGCATCTTCGGCTCGCTGCCGCCCTTGACGCTTTCGCCCGGCTACTACAAGCGCGCCGAGTATCTGCTGTGGCTGGAGAAGTGCAAGAACACGGGGCTCGCCTCTGGCGACTTCAGTATGGCAGAGGCGGATGGCTTGATGGCAGTTGCCGAAGCACGCGCAGAGTTCGAGCGCAATCATCCGCCCTGCGGCGTGTGCGGCGCACTCCAGGATTCGCCCTTTGCCACAACCTGCCACAAGTGTGGCACAGATTTTGTGCGGAGGTCTGCGTAGATGCCCGGCCAGGTTGTTCAGATCACGATCAACGTCACTGATGGCAACGCCGCTGAGGCGGTGCAGCAGGTTGTTGCACAGCTTGAGGCGTTGGGACCGGCGGGGGAGGCTGCCGGCGCTCGAGCTGGTGCCGGGCTCGATGAAGTGGGAGATCATGCGCTGGGCGCGCGTGAGAATGTCCGGCTCCTAAACGAGGATCTCGGATTGCGTGTTCCGCGCGCGATGCAGAGCGTCATTGCCAACAGCCAGATGATGAGTAGTGCACTCAGCATGATTGGACCTGCCTTGATCGGGCTTGGAGCGGTAGATATCTTCGCTCACATGGCTGAGGGCGCCTATAATCTCTACGAGAAATACATAGATATAAATGCCGCGCAGAAAGAATTCTTGAAGACGATGGAGCAGAACAAAGACAAAGATTTTGTCAATGTTCACTCGATTGAGACGGCACAACTCCGCATCGAGCAGGCCACTTCGGCGATGACAAACTTCCGGAGCGCTGGAGAATCAATGTCGAAGGCGGGGTGGCTTGATCTACTCATTGGAGCGAGTAACCCAAGTCAAATTGGAGCAGGAATCGGCGAGCTTTTGATGGCGCGGAGTTTTTCGGGAGCCTCGGTAAAAGGAGCCGGACAATCTCAAGAGATTTCACCCGAACAGCAGAGCCTGCTCCATCAGCAACGCATGGCAGACATCGAAGCTGAACATGCCGGAGATTCTCAGCTTGGAAAACAAGCCAAAATCACGGCCGAGTATCAAAAGCAACTCGAAATAGACAAGGAGAAGCAAAAATATACTGCGATCGAAGATCGTGAGAGGGGCAATCCAGGACCATCCAACGCTGGAGCGACGCTCCAGGCAAGCGAGGATCTGGCTGCAAAGAATAAAGCTCATGCAGAAGAGATTGAGCTGCAACGTCAGGAAACCGACCAGATTATCCAGATGCAAAACGAGGCCGTAAACGCGGGCCTTGAGGGCAACGCGCTGCGCGCTCGGCAGGAACAAGAGCAGATCGATGCCATCACTCGCAAATTTCTAGAGGGTGAGATCTCCAAACGGGCGGAGTCGGCAGAGACTTCAGCAATACAGCGGAAATTCGGCGCGGAAGCTCTGAAACTTCAAGAGCAGCTCGACGAGCAGACCAGGCACATGGCCGACGAGGCTGCGCAATCTGGATTGAAGGGCATTCCTCTTCTCAATGCCCAGCTACAGACTCAATTAGATGCGATCGATGCAGCCGAGCGGAAAGCCGTAGGCGCGGGCGGCATCGAAACGCCGCAACAAACTTCCGATTTTGCTTCGCAGCGTACCTCCGCACATCAAAGCTCAAATCAAAAGATTTTGGAATCACAAGAGCAATTCAACGAGCGTATCCGCGCACTCACTGATTCGGCCGATGACGCCCAGTTGGAAGGCTACGCGCGGATCGAGGTCGAAGAATCAAAGCATTTGAAAGCCCTTTCGGATGACTTTGAGCACCAATACAGCACGGACGGGTCTCTATGGGCCGGATACCAGCAGAAAAAGATTCAGATTGAGTTGGACTCTGATCGCGAAATGGCGCAACTCCACCAGAAGGCGATGGATCAGATTGCCAAGGAAGAGGAGCAGACAGCGCGGTTGTCGCTGGCTCCCTGGCAACAAACAGCGCTGAAGATCCAGGACGAGTGGCAGGACAAGGTGCGGGCGATCACTGAGGCTGAAGACCAGCAACTCGCGCATGTCAAACAGAATTCCGAGGCCGCGGTGATGGTCGAACAGGAAGGAAACGAGAAGAGGACCGCTGCATATCAACTGATGAATGCGCAGATGCAGCAGGCCGACGAGGAGACGCGCGACAAGTTGGCATCCGGACTGAAGAGCATGTTCAGCAATCCAGCGCAGTTCTTCGAGAACCGCGCGATGGACACCGCCTATCAGATGATGGCGAATCAAATGCTCGGTGCGTTCAAGAGCAACAGCTCCACAGGAGGGATGCTGCAATATCTCTTCGGCATGGGTCCGCAGATGAGCACCAGCACCAATCCCTTGACCGACATCGAGTCTGCATTTGGGATGGGCGGTCACGGTGCGGGTGGCACGACACAGACCGTCAATCCCTCAATGATCTCGTTCCAGAACGGCAGCACGACGTTGCTCACTGGCAGCCAAGCCCTCCTGACTGCTGCCACCACGTTGCAGTCTGCCGCTGGAACCATGGCTGCCAGCGGTGGCATGGGATCGATGGGCGGAGGCGGCTTTGGGATGTCGGGCAGCACAGGCGGTGCGAGTGCATCCGGAATGGCCGGAGCTATGCCCGGAGCGGAAAGCCCAGACCTGAGCGGCACACTGCTTTCCGATGGAAACTTCATCAACGCCGGTGCGATGCCTGATACTCAAAACCCGGACTTGAGCGGCACATTGAATGCCGACGGTAGCTTTACAAGTGCGGGGGCAGGAAGCTCCTCAAAATATCTCGGCGCCGCGATGGGCATGGCCGGCGGCTCACTCATGGCCGGAAGCAGTATCTACTCGGCTTACGAGAATTCGAATCCCACTGCAGGCGCGGTGGGTGGCGCCATGGGCGGCATGGAAGCAGGCGCGGCCTTGGGCAGTATCGTCCCGGGCTTGGGCACGGTAGTGGGTGGCGCGATCGGCGCGGTCGTGGGCGGCGTCACCGGCTTGCTGGCGGGCATCTTCGGTGACCAGGGTAAAGGACAGGCCGAGAGCTTGGACGTGGGTACGATCCAGCCGACGTTGCTCAAAGACATGCAGGATTATGAGGCCGGACGCAGCGGATACAGCTCGCTTTCGTCAGAGCTGAACAGCCTGCTGATTTCTTCTAAGAACTCGACGGCCAGCATGGGAAGCGGGGCGCGCAGTTATTATGGCTCGACCATCGCTCCTGAGATCAATGCCGCGCTCAGCTCTCTGCAAAAGCAGGAGATTGGCGGACGCAGTCAGGTGACGCTGACCGCAGGCCAATACCACACCGGCGGCTTGGTAGATGATTTTGGCGATCTGGCCACCAGCGACACAGAAGGCTTTATCCACGCCATGCGGAATGAATTTGTTGTGCAGCCCTCGATGGCACAGGCGCACGCTCCGCTGCTGAATGCGATCCAGAGTAACAACGTGAGTTATGGCAGCAGCGTTCAGCCGCGCATGCCGGCCATCTCCGGCAGCGGAGCCCCGGTGACTCTTACCGTCCAAGCACTCGACTCGAAGAGCGTGGCCGCCTGGGCCAAGGGTGGGGGCGGTCTTGCACTGATGTCCGCGCTGAACCAGGCACAGCGCCAATACAGCGGCGTGGGGAGAGGTTAAATGTCACAGTTCGATATTCTCAACCCGACGCCGACGCACCCGCTGAATCCCGATTACGGTTTTCAGAAGAAGCGGCCGCTGACACACCTGAACGCGAAAGCGAGCCAGGGCGCGCCTTACTTCCGCGACATCACCGACACGGGCCACCAGTTCAGCCTCAACTGGAACGAAAAACTGGCCACCCACGCGCGGAAGCTCAAGTGGTATTACGAGCAGTACCGCGACGGCTTCTTCACACTGATCGATCACGAAGGGGGAGGACGGCAGTATGTGGGCCGCTTCTCTCAGCCGGTCGAGCCCGTGCCCACTTCGCACAATCACTGGGCCATCCAGCAGGTTCTCTTTGACGAAGTTCCGCTGGCGCCCATGCAGGTCTATCCCGGCGACTGGCAGGACGATGCAATCTGGCGGCCGTTGCTCGATGACTTCGGGAATCGCATGGTTGCGGCCGTCTCGGGGACATGGACATTGACGGCCGACGCGAGCGCGAAGAGTAAATATCACTTTGCGAACGCCGGCACGGTAACTACAGACATGGCTGCTTATTGCTATGTAGGCTACGGTTTCCAGTTCTGGGCACCAACTGGCCCGGCCGGTGGGCAGGCCTCGGTCCTTTTGCAAACGATGAATATGAACGGATCTACTCCAGCGATTGTAGGCACTGTGGATTTCTACTCACCTGCGGCTAGCCCATCTTCGATGTTGCTTCAGGTGCGGAACGTTCCTCTCGGATCTCATATCGTCAGTCTGCAGCCGCTGAATTCGAAGGACGATGCCAGCACGGGTAACGCGGTGTGGTGGGACGCATTGCAGGTGATGAGATAGCCGATGCCTTACCCTTATCCAATTGAACTGGTTCAGATCATGTCCGCACACGGCGGATCGGCTCCTGTTTGCCTGCTGGACGTGGTGACGACGGATGGGACGAGCTACCACTGGGCGAATGTCGAGATCGACGTAACTCCGGTCTACACAGGCACTCATCCTTCCTGGCTTGCAGGGTTGGCCAATCCTCCGGCCAATTACGACACTCACTACTTTCCCTGGCTGCTGAGCGCAAGCGGTTTCCAAGAGTCGCGAGCGATGCAATCTACCACCGCGACGATTGAAATTCAGAACGTGAGCGGCAATACCATACAGCGCGATCTGGCCGGACTCCTGACAGCGCGCACCTTCGAAGGAGCGCTCTTTGCTTTCAGAGAGTGGAACCTGGTGGCGCAGTCTGCAGAGTATGAGCAGCACGGCCGCTTGACTGTGACAGGCGGGACTGAGATGCAATGCCCGTTTGGGGCAAACCCTCTTTTCAACCCCAACGATTACGACGGCAATCCCTACGACTATTCCGAGACTTGCCAATGGCGCTTCGGAAGCCCGCAGTGTGGTGCGACGCAGGCGAACGGCGATCCGAACTATGCCTCGGCGTGCGACAACACCTATCAGACCTGCCTCAGTCATTTCCCTAACCGCTTTGGAGGCGTTCTGAATACAGTGGTTTTTCCACCCGCGGCCGTGGCCAACATCAGCGTCAACCAGGTGCAGTACCGGAGGCAGGTCTAATGCCAGGAGGAAGCATTTGCACCGCAAATATCGGCACGCCCTGGCCTCTTTCTTATGGGTACTTTCGGGCCACCGGGTCGCAACAAATCGACTATTCCGTCCCCGCACCCACTGCGATGAACGGGAGTTTTCAGCCGGCCTCCATGCAAATTGGGTTCTGGGATCTCGGAGAGGGAGAGTTGGATGGCCCTAGCGCTCTCTGGATCAATGATGTTCTGCAGATGGCTTATGCACCTGGCGGTGGGGGCGCGCTCATGGGAAATACGTTGCTGGGCTATGTGCCGAGCAACAGCTCCAGCGCAACTGAGAACCTGGGTAACACGCCGACGCTCAGCGCTTTCAACTTCCACACGGGAGCGGATGCACCGTTGACAGGGAATGCGGTTGACGGCCTTTGGAGTTACTTAGGATCGCTTGTCACTCCGCTTGCCTTCTCGCGGCGGTGTTACTATTCGATTGCCTGGACTCCGGCTATCAACGATGGTGGAACCTTATCGCCGCTGCTCGATATGCGGGGAATGCGGTGCCGCCAGTTCTACGCGGATGGCGAGACAGCTTTTACCGGCTTCTCTGCACCGCCACCTTACGGCACTCAGACCAGCTACAGCTTTACCACCAATCCTATCTGGCACTTTGTGGACTTGTGGCTGCGCAGGGCCATCAAGCCGGAATATGGCATCGATCCCGTGCTTGGACCGGATCCCTTGACGGCTCAGGAAAGCGCTTTGTTCAACTGGCCTTCGATTGTGGCCGCCGCGAAGTTTTGCGACCAGGCTATCAATATCACGGCGCAGAATCCGGCCGGGATGCCGCGTTTCCAAGGAAGTTATGTCTTCGCGGCTGGATCCACGCTGGCGGCCATGCTGGAGCAGGTCCTTCTTTCTTGCCGTGGTTACTGGTATGAGTACGCAGGCCAGATCTATGTGTTTGTGGATCAGCCAAGACCGTCGACCTGCCTGATCACGGCTCAGGCACTCGCGGGCGGATCGATTGAAATTGACAACGCGCTTGTCAATCAGAACGCGAACCGATATCAGGGGCAGTTTTTGGAAACGGGGCTGCCGGCCGTGGCGACCATCGCAACGATCTCTGTTGATTCCACTGGAACAATTTTGACCGTCAACACGGTGAACCCGAATCCTTGCGCTGTCGGCGACCTTATAAGCATCGGTGGCGTGCAGAATTCGGCATTTAATTTGAATGTCTTGGTCACAGCAATTCCAACGACGACCGTGGATGGAGTGTCGACGCCCTCACCAACCCAGTTCACCTGCACGATTGGCGCCGGGATCATTCCGGCCGGCACTGCCAGCACAGGTGGAAGCATTGGCTATATCCAGAGCCGCTTCAGCCAGCGCAACCCGGAGATCAACCACCAGCAGCACCAGATATGCGAGGGCCAGGTGCTGCCCCCCAACGTAACGGGAACGCGGCTGAAGAGGATCAAGGTCAATTACGACTTTGCCAGCGCAACTTATGACCAGGCGATGCGACTGCTCCAGTATGAGGTCTACCGAGATCTGGGCATCGACTATCTAAATCCAAATTTGTTGCTGCAGGCATTCGGTAACCTCAACCTTATTGGATCTCCATACACCCCGCCGTGGCAGATCACGCTGAATCTATGGGCTGAGTGGGTAGATAAGAGCCAGGATGCAAGCGTAGGCCAGACAAATCCGGCACTTTGGCGCGCGCTGAAGGCTCAGATGGTTGGGGACGTTGTCACACTCGATCCCACGGTGTTCTTTGAGTTCTCCGGCGACTATGAAATTACGGGGAGAACTTTCAACCCCATCCAGGTAGAAGTGGAAGATACGACCGGCGGCGGCTTCGTTCAGGCCACCAGTCGTTCGGGCGCAATGAATACGGGAACTGACCAAAACTCGGGCGTCCTGCAACTCATCTTGCGGACCTTTAATCGTAGTGCTGCAATCTTTACGGATGTGTCGCCGGTTGCGACTGCTTCCTTTGCGACGGTGCCTGGACAACTGCCGTATGCAGGGACGATGGGCGGCACTGGAACCTCGGGAGTGACGATTGTTCCTTTCGACTTCACAGCGACGACGCCCTCTGCTGGATACAATCCGCCATCCGAGCCGTTGGGTACAGTACAGTGGCCGAATTTCATCGTCGATTATGATGGCACGCTGGTTGAATACACCGCCGGCCAGACCACTCAGGCCGACGTATACACTGGCTTCAATCCCAGTCTGCTCGGGGGAACCGGTCCATGGGTTCTTTATCTCACAGGGACGCAGCGTGGTGGGGCTCCTGGGATCTGTGCGGCGTCTCAGACCCTTTCACTTCCCAGCGGCTCATTCCTCTTGGGATCACCCTTTACCATGCCATCGACTATGACGTCTCTCAACGCGATTACGATCACGATTGCGGTGTCTTGAGGTGGATCAAATGGGTAGGCTTTTCGGCGGTGGCTGGAGTGTTTACCCTTTGTACAACTTCGGAACAGTGTTTGAGCCTATGAAAAACTGTAGATTTGAGCTCCGTCTCCGGCCACTCTCATCGTACGGCTGTATTCACTCTCACCGAGCGGCTGCAGCTACAATGGACCCGAGCAACTACCGGAAAAGAGTGCTACACAAGCTGGCGAAAGAGTTGGGGCTGCCCAAGCTGACCTTCCAGGTCATCCGGCGCACCGTCGCGACGCTGGCCAAGGACAAAGGGCATGTCA